ATGCACCTATCCACGTGTCATCCTGTTTGGTATCTTCTACCCGGCTATCTGTATGCAACTCGTAGTATTTGCGATACTTCATAGCGTAATCACTTCTACCGCTGTGCCATGATAGCCAAATGGCTCTGTTGATGTATGCTTCTATCTTACCACCACAACAGATATCCACTACATCCTGTTCAGGTCTATCCATTAACCTGGCAAGTACCTCATGAAGTAGGTCCGATGCCTTATTTTTATCGTGTGAAAGTCCTGTAGCCTTGTTGAGCCACTCTTGGTAATGCTTTGAAATATTGTCACTTACGCAGTTATCCAAAAAATATTATTGAAATTATTTGCATATTGTAAAATCTTGCATACATTTGCCAAAGATAACACAAAACACAGCACTATGTATACTATCATTATTGACACCACTCCAAACGAAGAAGAATTAGACAACACCATTCCGTGCATCTACTGCAATTGGGCATTTGATTACGAACGTGAGGTTAAAGAAGAATCTATTAAGTTGATGCAGCAATGGAATGCACTGCATGATGAAGACGATCAGTTAGATGACTATTCGATATTCATTGATGAAGCAATTGAAAACCTATCACAATTGCCATATGTAAAAACAACCTGCGATATCTGTTACTAAGTAAATTTTTAAAATCAATATACAATGACAAACACTATTCAAATCAGACTTCAAGTGCCAGCAACAGTTGACACTTTTGAAATCAAACTGCCTTACTACTTTACAAGTGGTAACTTAGTTAAGACCTTTTGCTGCATGACAGAAGAATATACTCTTATTGAGTTGTATCAGCGTAAAGGTTACACCATTAGCATTGATGTGCATCAGTATGATGATCAGGATGAAGTAATCACTTGCCTTGAACGTTCCATGCACAATCAAAATTATGAAGTGATTGATGAATCAGTATTTCATCACCACTTCAGCGAAGCTCACCGCAATGTATTCTATGCAGTTAATCATCAATTAAAACCAATTCAATGAGACGCAACGACAGATTTAGTAAACTAATCACACGCACGATGGGCAGTAAATCTGCCCTACTGCGTGCGATGCAAAGAAGCAATACACCGGTAACTCTAAAGACTATCTACAATTGGTGTGAAGATTCACGCACCATAAAAGTTGCCCAATTGGTAAACTTGTCGAAGGCTATGGAAATACCGATTTGCGAACTAATCCAATCAATAACCATTAAACACGAAGGTGATGAATAGCACTAAACAACGTAAGGCAACTATAAAGCCTATCCTGCGCAATCACAAACTGCCTAACCGCAATGATATTCTGTTTATCATGAAGCACTTTAACTCAATGCCTTTTCAGGATATCAGAAAGCAACTGCGCATAAATGATGATACACTGCTAAGTTGGATGAAGCTGCTACTGGGTAGTGATGATAAGGAAAAGAGGTGGCGCGAAATAGAGCAGAAATTGAACTTTCTTGAGATGCATGAAAGCTTTGATGCTGAAATGTCCAGTGAGTATGATGTACATGATGTGAAGCAGGTCTATGGTAAGAACATCTACATAGTGAAGCGCAGGTTAGTCAATGAACATCGCACTTACTTCATGTGTACACTGAATGGCACTGCACATTACATAGTTCATTTTGATACTCCAGTTGATCGCAATCAATTGCAGTATGCACCTTCATCAATGGGATGTGATTACGATGTGCATTCAATGTCTGAATGGGAATACTTGCACCTGCGCAATGATATACCTGTGGTGCAGATAGTAGCAGATGGTGATTACATCGGTAAGTTTTGGTGTGCAATGCGTAATATGGTAGAGTACTATGAAGCATGAGGAAAGTAAAATACAGCAGCACTGTGTGGAATGGTTTCGTTACTCCTTCCCACGTGTGCTTATTGCATCCTTTCCTAATGGTGTGTTCATAGGTGGTACACCAGTGCAAAGAGCAAAACGCTGGAACATATTGAAAGCGGAAGGTGCTATGCCCGGTATGCCTGATCTAATGATATGCATGAGTAGTGGACCATATCATGCACTATTTGTTGAGATGAAAACCGAAAAGGGTAAACTATCGGACACACAAAAAATCGTTCACGCACAGCTTATCAATGCAGGGTACTGCGTAAAGGTGTGCAGGTCATTTGAAGAATTTACAACAACAATAAAAACATATTTGGAACTATGAGTAAGAACACAAAAACGAAGTACTACCAATTCATGTGTACACTTTATGACATGAAGGAATTTGATATTAAAGAAATGCAGCGTGATTATAGGGTTAGTACACGACTAATTACACTGATGCGTGAGAATCAAATGATAAAGCGTGATGGTAGCATAACACACTGGATAGGTGATAAGCCTACACAAGCAATTGCAAATGCTTTCACAAAGGAATGTTTGAAGCAATCACGTATTTGTAATTCTCAAAGCAAGGCAGGTACGCAACAGATGATCATTAAACCACTCAAGAAAGTTGAGTATGTAGCACCACAACTTGTGAACATAGACAGCACACATACACCATACCCACTAATGGATATTGTGATTGCCTTTTTTTCAGGTATGGTAGCTGCAGGTTTCATCACATTAATTTGGAAGTAAGGATAGATTGACTATCTTTGCATTGCTCGTTCGAATGAAAAACATTTTAAATCCCATCACTGCCGTATTGCCATAGCACTTTCGTGCGCGGACGAGCCTTTACGTGTAGTGGTGGGTATTTAGTTTTATGAAAGACCCGGCATTTCTTTTTTATTCATCTGATTTTTTATCAGGTGTGCAGGATTTGACTATGGAAGAACGTGGGCAATACATCACACTGCTATGCCTTCAACATCAAAAGGGACATCTTACCGAAAAGATGATACGGCTATGCTGCGGCAATGCCACGGCAGATGTGTTGGCAAAATTCAAGCAAGATGATGATGGACTTTTTTTTAATGAACGTCTTGAAATAGAAGTTGGTAAGCGCAAAGCTCATGCAGAAAAGCAACGTATACGTGCTATTGATGGATGGAAAAAAAGAAAAAATCAAGACTGTGATACAGATGCCACGGCATCTACCACGGCAAATGCCACGGCATTGCCTTTAGAAAATAGAAATGAAAATGAAAATGAAAATAGAATTATAGTTGAAGATGCAAATGAAAAAAAAACTACGCGGAAAAAGTTTGTTAAGCCGGAAGAGAATGATGTGTACAATCTCATGGCAGAACTGAATGCCAAAGGTTTTAACTTTTTGACCGAAGATAAGTTAGTTAATTTCGTTCGCACATTTATGGATCACTATGAGGCCAATGGATGGATAGTAGGCAAAACTCAAATGAAGGATTGGCAAAGTACAGTGCGCAACTGGATGCGCAGGGAATGGGAAAAAGTAAAAAATCAAAAATCAAAAAATATAATTCAAGATGAAAGAGCAAAACGCCATACAGAACTGGAAGAGTTCCGCAAACAATACCGAAGCCAGCTTGCACGCGATTTTGGTACAGAAAACTTCACCGATGTTAGTGCAGATTAAAAATGAAAAAGGGCCACAAGCTGCAGTAGGTGTATTAGTTGGTATGATGGATGCGTGCCAACAGTACTTTAACCTGCAACAACCTATGCAACCGATGCAGTTAGCACTAACAGCTGAACTGATAATGGAAGATTACTACTACCTGCGCATTGATGAACTGCAGATATGTTTTCGCATGGCAATGAAAGGTGAGTTTGGCCCATTGTATAACCGGATAGATGGGCAGGTATTTTTTGAATGGATCAAAAAGTATATGAGCAAACGCGGACAAATTACAGAGCGCATCCAACAGGATAAGCAACAAGGCAACAACATCTACGAAATCTTTCAACATCCGCAGATGAAGGAAATAATGGATGATGTAGCAGATAAGTTGAGCATCAAAGAAGTACCAAAGGTGGAAGCACAGCGCACCAAAGCTTCACCTATGGAACAGATGATGATGGATGAATACGATGCACTGCCACTATGGAATGATGATATGCGCTTTAGGGTATACAACAACCGACCTTACCAGTTCACTGAATACCGCATAGAGCGTTACCGAGAGTTGATAGAAAACCAAAATGAGTACTGATGCAATATCGTGATATCAAAGGTGTGCTGCATGATGTGTATTTTAAATGCACTGATTGCGGATGCAGAAGGTTTGAACGTCCACACTATGTAGCGGATAACCTAACTTTTTTAGAAGGATATTTTCAATGCTGTGAATGCTATGCAGAATTTTGCTACTATGAAGATGCCTTTACACTGGTGCAAGCACAACTAACCCTATTTGATTTATGAAACAATACGATGTAGCCAAAGAGAATGAACTACTGCGCAAACTTGTACTGCTGTGCATAAGACGTAGCATGCGTCCATCAATGGCTGAAAATAGACAGATGTACTTAATCTTGGAAGAGTTATATTTGATAACGGAAAAAGATGAATACAAACTATGACCGTAGCTGAATTGCTCATTGCGCTTGCCGAATACGATGACGAGGTAGAAGTACTTATCGGTAATCTAAAAGGCAACACGATACTGGCAAATCAATTCAAGCTACTGGAGTCAATAGATCAGGACACAAAGGAGCCTATGCTGTTACTGATGCACGAAGAATATCAACACCTTTTTAATTAATACATACAACAATGAGTAACTATCAAACAATGCAAGAAGGGCAGTTTGTGCTTTTCAAAAACGAGAAAAAAACAGATGCCTCACAACCTGACATGACAGGTAAAATCATGCAAGGCGGTGTAGAAAAACGCTTGGCAGCATGGGGAAAAATTGGTAAGAACGGAAAGTTTCTTAGCGGTAAAGTGAGTGAGTTTAAAATATCAGAAGATAAACCATCTTCCCAACATCAGGAAAATGGTGCGGATGATTTGTTTTAATGATTGAGTATCTACCAAAACAGAATGAAGCACTGCGCGTGTTGGGTAACTCACATCCAGCACGTGTGGTGCTATTTGGTGGTGCAGCCGGTGGATCAAAATCTTTTATCGGTTGTGCCTGGCAAATAAGTCGCAGGTTCAAGTATCCAGGTACACGTGGATTAATCGGTAGGAGTAAACTTGATACGCTAAAAAAGACTACTCTTAAAACATTCTTTGAAGTAGCTAATATGTTAGGTCTTGCACCTAATGAGCATTACACGCTAAATAATCAAACCAATATTATTACCTTCAGTAATGGTAGTGAGATTATATTAAAGGACTTGTTTGCCTACCCATCAGATGCAGAGTTCCATGCATTAGGCGGGTTAGAATTGACAGATGCCTACGTAGACGAAAGCGCACAGGTTAGCAAACGTGCTATAGACATACTGCAATCGCGCATACGTTTTAAACTACGAGAATTTAATTTACCACCAAAGATGCTGCTGACCTGCAATCCATCTAAAGGATGGCTGTATAATGAGTTTTATGCACCATTCAAGATGGATAACTTACCTGCACACCTTGCATTCATCCCATCACTGCCGACCGATAACCCACACTTACCGGATACCTACATTGAAACACTTGAAAGGTTGCCCGAAATAGATAGGCGAAGGCTGTTGTATGGTGACTGGGAATATGATGAAAGCGTAGATAACCTGTATCAGTATGATGATTTGGTGCGCTGCTTCAGAGATGAAGAAACAAAAGGGGAAAAGTATGTTAGTGCAGATATTGCACGACTTGGAAAAGATAGAACGGTGATATGTGTGTGGCAAGGCTTGCACCTAATAGAAATACATGAACTACGCAAGCAACCTATAACAACTGTTGTAACAAATATTCGTCAAATTTGTGACAAGCACAGCATCAAATTAAGCAATGTGATATGTGATGAAGATGGTGTTGGAGGTGGTGTTGTAGATACTTTGAAGTGCCGTGGTTTTTTAAATGGAGGTAGAGCAAAAATGCCTGACCGGTATACTAACCAAAAAGCAGAATGCTACTTCAAGCTTGCAGAATTGATTGAGCAGAACAAAGTCGTGTTCAAAGTTGATCGCTTCCGTGATGTAATCATTCAAGAACTGGACATGATACGTAGAAGGCAACCTGAAGCAGATGGAAAGTTAGCCGTGATCAGCAAAGATGAAATAGCACGCATGCATGGAAAGTCACCAGATTATGCGGATGCCATTATGATGCGGATGTACTTTGAACTTTTCCCGAATTACGGCAGCTATTCTTGGGCATAGGTGTCACAAATCTTCAAATATTTGTGCCTTCATAGGGATTAATTGTCCCCATGTAACCCTTGTCATTACTGCATTTTAACAAATTTTAACAATTCATTTCTTGCGCGTGTAAATAATTACAATATCTTTGGCCTATCAATAACAACAAAAACACAAAGTAATGACACACACAATCGAAACCACAGCACTTCGCAACAAGACAATCGTATTAGCTAAAACTTGTCAATTCGGATTACACGCAGTAAGTTACATGAACGATAAGCAGGCAGTAAAAAAAGCAACAGCTTTGAAAGCTGCAGGTGTTGAATGTTCAGTATATCAAGCATGGGGTAGTAATGTAAGATATATAAAGATTCACTAACCAAAACAGGGATGCGTCTGTAACGCATATTCTTTTAATCTTAAAACTTAATCACATGAAAAAGTACACAGTAACCGGCTACACACGCACAGGTAAATCAGTTCAACCAGTATTAACTTACAATGCTGAATCTTTTACAAATAATCTTTTGCAAAATGCAATCAGCATCATACAAATGTTTAATGTAGCACCATTGCGCTACGATGTGCAGGAGGTATCACTATGAAAAATATAAGCACTATCATACGCTACGTTATCGCAGCTATTATTATTTTCGCAATCCTTAGCTACTGCCAAGAGATAAACGATTGCCTTGCTAAGTACTAATCAATAAACACAATACACAATGTTTCACAAAGACAACTTAGAAGCACTGCAGAAATTTCAGCAGATGCTAAATGCAGAGCCTGATGAATTAGGCATTGAATCAACACCAGATAAGAAAGCACGTACACTGGTAGTTAGCCACGTCGAAATGACCTTAGATGAATTATTCTTTGGTCAATGGAAAACAGAGAACTTCAAATGGGCAGTTATTGCCAATGAAGTACAGGCATCAATAGAATTGGTAGTAATTCATCCTATTTCCGGATACGAATTAAGGAGAACAGGTGCTGCTTCAGTTATCATAATGGTAGATAAAGTACCTGATAACGTCACAGGCAGTGACCGTAATAGATGGGCATTAAACCCCGATAACAAAAAAGCCAATGCATTAGACCTTGCCTTTCCTAAACTCAAAGCAGAGTGTCTTAAAAACGCTGCACTATCGTTTGGTAAGGTGTTCGGACGTGATCTAAATAGGCGGAATAAGGATACGTATAAGCCTTTCAAGTTAAAAGGTGCATTAGGTCGTGGACATGAACAGGATGTAGCGTATGTACGCGAATTGATCCAACAGGCAACAGACATCCAGCAGCTAAGTAAAATCATGAAGGCTTGCAGTCCTGAAGTATTAGCTGAAGTTGGGCAGGAATTGCAGGAAAAGAAAGCCATGTATGGTATCGAATAAATGTTAAAAATGATAGCAACTGTCAAGTATGTATTGATGGTTGCTATTTTTACCCCATCAATAACACACACATGAACAACACACTATTTAGAGCATCGCAGCTTGGTAAGCTAATGACCGATGCACGTACCAAATCAGGTCTATCCGAAACGACTAAGAGCGCACTACTGGAAGTCTACATACAGCAGAAGTACAACCGCTATAAAGAGATATCCAATAAGTATATCGAGAAAGGTTTAGCAGTTGAGAATGATGCCATAGATATGTGGCGTAGACATCGCGGTGAAATAGTCTTTAAGAATGAAGAGATGTTTACTAATGAGTATATCAAAGGCACACCTGATTTGCTTATCAAAGATGATGAAACAGGATTAGTGGTGAACGTACCGGATATCAAATCAAGTTGGGACATACACACCTTTATGGATGCGAAGCAGAATGATATCAGTAAAGAATACTACTGGCAAGGTCAGGCGTATTGTTGGCTAACAGGCGCACCACGTGCAACATTCTGCTATGTACTTGTTAGCGCACCAATTGAAATGATTAATGATGAGAAGTACCGACTATCTCGCAGGTTAAATCTTATTGATCCGCAAGGCGACCCTGTATTCTTAAAGAAGGCACAGAGCATTGAACGTAATATGATTTATGATATGCCACGCTTTATGCGCGAATACCCTGATGCTAACCTTGAAACACCACGTGATGAGTGGGCATTTGATATACCCATTGCAGAACGTATACACGAAAAGGTAGTTGAGTTTGATACCGATGCTATCGCGAAGCTTCAGGAGCGTGTACCAATGTGGCGTGAATACCTTAATACTTTAGCGATATGAAAGAACAATCAGCAGTTGAATTTTTATTTAAAGAAATTTATGGCGACACTGGTTATATTGGTTCCTATACCATTGAAGGCAGGGATGCATTTACAGCATTGAAAGCAGCAAAGAAAATATTTCGGAAACAAATTGAAGATGCATATAATGCAGGTATGAAAATAGACGGATATCATTATAGCGCACCATTTGGAGATGTTTACTTTGAACTATTCTATAAGCCATGACCACCGAACAACTCAAAGTACATGTGATGGAATCAGCACAGCACTACTACAACAAAGAGCAAGTGATTGAACTAATCAATAAAATCAAAAATGAAAGCAAAAGAAAAGGCATGGCAACTGTACTCGAACTATTTTGATATCATTGAAGCTAATGAGCAATCAGGTGAGTTAGTACATACACACCTTCGCGCTATCAATGCTGC